GGTTTTCCACGCGTTCGCGCTTATGCGTTTTGAGGCGGCTTATCCTGAGCTCGATGATAGATCGGGATCTCTGAAAGCAGCACCAGACAATGCAACCGTCATGACGGTCGATCCAGACGGGAAGCCAGAGCGACCCTTTTGCTCCTGTATCGCTTGCCGGGATCTCGAACATTCTTGGATGCGCAAGAGCGGCTATTGACACAAGCCCCCAATCTGTGCCCTATACTTCGGGACTAGGGGGAAGCATCGGAAAACCTTTCGCGCTGGTGGCCGGGGATTATCGGTGCTCTACAGATGACCGCCGAGGGGGCGGGCCTTTTGGCTCGGTGTCTTCGGACCTATCATCGCTGCGAATGTCAGAGGGCGGCCGACGGTCGACTCTCCAGGGGCGAGCCCGTTTCAAATGAAGCCGAGGCACGCGATCTACTCGATGATATCCACGCCCTAACCGCGCGCTATTTCGAGCTCTGCCAAGTGGCCCAAATCAAGCTCGAGACATGCCCCATATGTGCTCGGCTTTGGGGAGATCTGCCCATGTCCGAGGTGATGGCCTGCCCCGCTTGTCTTGCGCTCTATCGCGAGCAGCGGGCTAATGAACGGGAGCGGATCGCATGAGTCTTTGGGATAGCTTTTGGATGGGGCTAATGCTTTTTGTTTTGGTTGAGGTTAGCTGGCTTTGGGGTTATTTCAATGGACGGGATAGCCGATGAGCTCGCTACGAAAGCTTAGGCGCTCGCGGCTGCCGATTCCCCGCGGAATGCTGATTCCGTGGTGTCCCGAATGCCAACGACCTTCACAGCCGACCGAAGCCGGGGACATGCGATGCCCGGAATGCGGCGAGGGCTGGGCGCTTGTGATGAAAAAGGGGGCTTAATTGCTTTACCACGTCCTGTTTCCGGAGATCCCAAACGCGGACGCCTTTGACCGCAACCAACTTCGCGAGAGTTTGCAGGAGTTCGGGCTAGATGAGGGGCACGAGCCGATCGTAGATGAGGACGGCGGCATCATCGATGGCCGCACGCGCCTCGAGCTGTGCGAAGAGCTTGGCATCGAGTGCCCGCCTCGAGTGGTCGAGGGCTGGGATGATGAGCGCAAATGGGCCTATGCATTCCGACACAACATGGCCCGCCGGCACCTCTCGCCGAGCAGTCGCCGCAATCTCATCCGCGAGGATCTCCTACGCCGCCCCTGGCGCAGCAATCGGGCGATTGCTCGCGAGGCTGGCGTATCTGACAAGACGGTAGCGGCCGTGCGAAACGAATTAAACGCATCAGATGCGGAGTTTCCGCAAAAGAAGAGTTTGGGAGATTTGACGCGAGAGCGGGACGAGGCGGAATGGGACGAGCCGCCACGTGTCGAGTCAGAACTCAACCATAAAGGCGAAATCCGGGTTAGGGTGCGTGTCGAATATCCCGTAAATAGCGAAGAGGTACGCACGCGGGGCACTGGTGCGGCTGATCTTTCCTATCTGCGGGAATCTGCGCCGACCGAATGGACGGGTCGCGATATGGCCGGCGAGTTCGTGATCTATCCGCCTGTCAATCAGTGGAAAACTGACGCCGATACAATGGCGATCGCACGAGCAATGGCCGAGCAGTTCTATCGACGGGCCAGAGCCGTGCCACCGCTCACAATGGATGCGCAGTTAGCCGCATGGAAATAGTCGATAACTCAGATTTTGTAGTGGTGGTGCCTTGGCGGGAAAACCCCCTGGCGCCCCAACGGCTGCGCTCTTGGAAAATTGTTAGGCAGCATTGGCGGACGTGGTTTCCCGGTGCGCGCTTTGTGGTGGCCGATGATGGGGGTGAGCCATTCTCCAGGGCTGCGAGCATCAATCGGGGGCTAGAGGGCGCCATAGAGCCCATTGTGGTGATTGCTGACGCTGACGTATTGGTGCCCCCTCGGCAGATCGTCGCGGCTTTGCGCGCCGTCAAATTCGAGGATCGGCGAAGCATTGTACAGCCGTTTGACCGCTATATCACCCTTAGCCCGCTCATCACGGCGCAGGTTTGGAAGCGTGGCGGCGTGGTGCCGAACTATGCCCACAACCTGCCGGCGGCTACTTGGGATTGTAAGTCGGCCTGCCTAGTAATGCGCCGTGAGAGCTTCGAGCATGTCCAGGGGTTTGATGCCCATTTTCGCGGCTGGGGCTATGAGGACATGGCCTTTGCGGACGAGATCGTTGCTGCGTTTGGTCCTTTTCACAAGATAAAGGGGCCAGCCTGGCACCTTTGGCACCCCGCAAACATGGGCGACGGCGGCGCATATCTGGAGCGCGCCGAGCAAAACCGCCAACGGTGGGAGCGGAACTATCAGGGACAGACAAAATCCAATGTCGCATAAGATCCCGCGGATTCTGCACAGGACTGTTCCACGTGAAACATCGGCCGAGGCTGAGACGTTCTGGGACGGCTGGACCGCCTTGCATCCGGATTGGGTGCCGCTTACCTGGCGCGATCCGCTCCTGAAGGGCCAGAACTGGGAGACGGCGCACCTTTGGAAGCGTTGCCAGGCTGGGGCACAGAAAGCCGGAATGGTGAGGCTCGAGGTGCTTTGGCGATATGGCGGGGTCTATGTCGACTCGGACCTGGAGCCGGTGCGGAATCTCGCCCCGCTCTGTAATGTCTCCGGCTGGGGAGCGCGGGAGGACGAAAACTGCATCCCGGATTTTGTCATGGGCTTTGCCGCGGGCCATCCTGCGATCCGTCAATGCCTGGATATCGTTTTGAAGATGGACCCGGCCAAGGAATCGCCCTGGTATACCGGCCCGGGGGTGACAACGCAGGTATTCCAGAGGGCGGCGAGAATGCGGCAGATGATCATTCACCCCCCCGTGAGATTCGCGCCTTATCACTGGAAAAAGCGCGGCGACACAAGAGAAGAGTCGAAGCCCTGGGGCGACAACCCCGAGACATATGGCATACACAGGTGGCGCGGGTCATGGTTGACCTAGTCGGCCTGCCGGCGTTTACGCCCGAGCAAGTCAAAGGCGCACGGCTCTATGCCGACCGCCGCGACATGCTGGCGCACTTAGAAATCCCACACGAAGGGAACGTGGTTGAAGTCGGCGTGGCGTTCGGGGATCTCTCGCAGTTCTTGGTGGAAAAGCTCGCGCCTAAGCATTTTGTGGCGGTGGATAACTTCCGCTTGCATCATGTCGGCCAAATTTGGGGCTTAGATCCCAACGTGGTGATGGATGGCCGCAAGCACCTCGACTGGTACCAATCCAATTTCCCCGAGGCGCGCTGCATTCGGGGACAGAGCGCAGAGGGGTTATCCACACTGCCCGATGCATGGGCCGATCTGATCTATGTGGATGCTGGCCATTTCTATGAGGACGTTAAGGCAGACATCACAGCCGGAGCGCCTAAGGTGCGGCCTGGCGGTCATCTGGTTTTCAACGACTACACGTTAGAAGAGGGCTATGGTGTAGTCCCGGCTGTGCACGAACTAGTTGCGCAGGGCGGCTGGCAGGTATGCGGCCTGGCGCTCGAGCCGAACATGTATTGCGACGTGGCGCTGAGAAAGGGGGGCGAAACATGGGACTGAAACCAACCCCGGCTAGTCCGCCGGCCAAGATCGTCCTTTCCCCGGCAATTCTGGGCGTCCCTGAGCGGAAGGGTCACGTAGAACGGCTCATAACGGCACTGGGACGCGACGTACCGGTCTTTTTCGACGATGACCATGTCGGGACTATCTATGGGGGGATTTGCGCCACCATGCGCGCCCTAGAGGCTCGCGAGTTGACCCACGTCCTGATAATGGAAGACGACTGCATCCCGTGTAAGGATTTCCTAGCCGGGGCTGCCAAGGCGCTCAGCTATTGGCCTAAGGATCCCGTCTCATTCTGGAGCGCCAAGAATGGGCCGGTTGAGCAGCGCGCCGTCAAAAAGGGCCTGCGATGGATAACCTGGCCGAGCTGGTATTGCACCGTGGCATTTGCGCTGCCCGTCAATCTGGCCTGTGATTTTATGGAATGGGCCACTGCACCGTGGCGTCACGACTACGTGATCGGCAAGGCTGAGGCCAAGGGACATACCCCCGACACCTTCGAGCGCACCGCCCGGGCATGGGATGTCTACCTCGCCTATTTTCTCGAGGATCGCGGCCTAACGATGTGGCACACGATGCCTAATCTAGTCCAACACGGAGAGCCCAAGACAACCACCGCGGGCTCATCTCTGGACGATTGGATTATCAAGTGGCGCACGTCGCCGCATTTCATCGGGGAAGCCGTTTCCCCGCTTAGTCTCAGAGGATGGCAAGTCCGCTGAACGAGCAGCCCCAGCCCAAGAAGCGCGGGCGCAAGCCGCTCATCAACGACCCCCAGATTCGGGAACGACTCGCCCATGCCTTTAGCGTGGGGTGCCCCATTACGATCGCCTGCGACTATGCCGGCATTGCCGAGGGGACTTTCCACAAGTGGTGCGCACAAAATGATGATTTCAAAGCGTGGGCTACGCACGCGCGTAATGAAGCGACGGTCTACAGCCTTGAAATGGTCCGTAGGGCAGCCCCCGAAGACTGGCGCGCAGCGGCCGAATTGCTCAGGCTTACACGCCCGCAAACCTTCGGCAAGAATGCTGCGATAACCCTACAGGGTGCCCCTGACGGAGCCCCCTTACGGTTTAAGCTGGAGATGAGCGACCGAGCTGCGCCGGACGCGGAGAGCGAGAGCGACACCGCCGAGCCTGCCTAGCCTCGTTACAGCGATATCTATATCGCCGTAAGCGATCTAGGCGTCTCGAGGCCGAGCGAAGCGAGATTGCCTCGAACGGCGGGAGCGTTATTCACGCCCCCGCGAGGCACTACGCGTACCCCTCCCGGGGTACAGTTCGCCCCCTCCCTAACGGTTCCCCCAAAGGTTCCCGTCGGGTTTCCTTTACGGGTCGCTACTCCCGCGGCGGATGCCATGCAACCGGCGCCTGAACGGTCTGGACTATGACGGGCCCAGCCTCGCTACCGGTCGGTAGTAACTATCTACCTTTGGGACTTACGTCCCGGCGTATGTGGCCAGCACTTCGGCTGGTGTTGTGAGCTTTGCGAGCCGTTCCCGAGCGCGTCGCTCTTCGCCGGCATATTTGTAATAACCCCAGATCTTTTGCCGCACCATGAGCGGTGGCCGGTGAGTATCGCGACAACGCCAACACGATGTCAACTCGCTGTGAGATCTGCACGCGGCCATAGCCCGGAACGATGCCAGGCGAGCGGAAATGCCCAAGAAAAAAGCCCCTGCGCGCCATGTTGTCAACACGCAAGGGCCGGTTATGGAGTATATCCCGCTCCCGGTCTGCCGATCCTTCGCCGGGTCGATCGGTGAGAGGTCGGGGCGTTTGACTGAAGCCCGAGTCTCTTGTCGGCAGGATGGCGATATTAGCAGAAGCGCCAAGGGTTGTTTGTCAATCCTAACAACCGCCCGAGACAGCCGCCGGCCGAACTGCCTAGGCATGGACTTGGCGGACGCGCAGGATAGCAAAAAGCCCCCGGCCGTGATTGACCGAGGGCTGCACCTGAGGCACGCAGTCTAGCGCAAAAGAAAAAGCCCCGCCAACGGCCCATAGGCAAACCGTGACAGGGCTCCGACTCTCCAGCCCCCCATTGTTGAAGGGGCCGAAGGTCTAGGCGCGAGGGCATTGTACTCAGGCGTCGCACCTTTGCCCTATGGCTGCCAAGTCGCCCGCGATCATCATCGAGCGTCCGAAGCTCTATCCCGTCCAAGAGGCGGCCATATTCGCCCCGGAGCGGTATTCGCTCATTGAGGCGAGCACGAAAGCCGGTAAGACGATGGGCTGCCTAGCCTGGCTCTTTGAGCAGGCATGCCAAGGGCGCGAGGGTTGGCAGTATTGGTGGATCGCCCCTTGGCGCCCGCAGGCCCAGATGGCCTACCGCCGGCTGAAGCGCAAGCTACCGCGCGAGTTGCGGACCTATAACGAAACCGAGCTCACGTTGACATTAGCCAACGGTGCCGTAATGCGATTTGTGGGAGGGGATAACCCGGACGGGCTATTCGGCGAGGACGTGCACGCCGCTGTGATCGACGAAGCAAGCCGCGTGCGTGAGGATTCCTGGCACGCCGTGCGCTCAACGCTGACCGCTACGAACGGCCCTATACGAATGATCGGGAACGTCAAAGGCCGCCGGAACTGGTTCTACCAACTCTGCCGTAAGGCTGCGGCTGGTGAACCGGGGATGACCTATCACAAGCTGACATGGCGCGACGCCGTTGACGCTGGGGTGCTCGAACAGGCCGAGATCGATGATGCGCGTCGGCAGCTGCCCGAGATGGTATTCCGTGAGCTGTATGAGGCTGAGGCATCTGACGATGAGGGAAACCCCTTCGGAATGGAAGCAATCCGGGCCAATATCGGCAAGATTTCGCCCCGCGATGCCGTTGTCTTCGGCTGGGACGTGGCCAAATCGATTGACTGGACGGTAGGAATTGGGCTCGATGACGCCCGCCACGTAGCCCATTTCTCGCGATTCCAAGAGCCCTGGGAAGAGACGACCGAGCGGATCTACCAGGAAACGGGCCGCACTCCCTCGCTGATCGACGCGACCGGCGTTGGTGACCCGATTGTGGAACGGCTAAAGCGGCGACGGATGCAGGTTGAAGGGTTCAAGTTCACCGCCCCGAGCAAACAGCAGCTCATGGAGGAGCTGGCACTAGCTATTCAGCATCGCGAGGTGACCTATCCTGACGGGCCGATCGTCGAAGAGCTGATGGCGTTTGAATATGAGTACACGCGCACGGGCGTCCGATATTCGGCCCCGTCCGGCATGCATGACGACTGCGTTTGTGCTCTGGCACTAGCAATTCACTATTCACCCAGCGCTAAACGCAAAGCCCAATCGTTCGCCGAGGTCTGGAGCTTTGACGACTAAGGCCGAAACCCTCAAACGATGCGTGCTCGACTTGGTCGGCGTCCGCTGCATGGGCCGCTATGACAACCAAAACCTGATCGATGCGCACGGCTATTGGTGCGATGAACCGGCGGTTATTGTGCGAGATCGCGGCGGCGACTGGTTCCCGTTTTGCTCACAGCACGATATTGGCTACGGCGAGTCGATAGACGTTGGCGCCTTGGTTTCAGCTCGGCTGGCTTCGCCCAAATACGATCCCAGCCCTCCCGGTATGCGTCCGAGCTCACCACGGGGTAGTTACGCTCGCTCATTTGCGAAAGGGAACGGGGCGTAGCGAAGTCACGGCCTGACGAATCATCCAACCGAGAATGCCGCCCGCGAGGCAAACGCATACGGCAGCCGAGATGGCATCCGAAAGCCGATCTGGCGCGACCCATCGCGGCAATTCATGTCCCGCAAACCATAGATACATGAGCGCACCCCAGAGGGCGAAGCGGGCTAGCACTGTCTGAACGATGGCCATTTAGCGGGACCTCTCGCGGAGTTGCATCCGGTGGCGGATCTGCCGGAATCTATCGCCGCATATCTTAGAGCAATAGACACGGTTATTACGCTTGCGTACGAAATAAACCCAGCAACACGGACACATTTGCAGATCGTCCGACAGATAGGCCATCACCTTTTGTGTCATGCCTTTACTATAGTGCAGGGCATGACATCTGAGGCAGCCGTCATGGTTTCGTTACAGCGACACCATGCCTTAGACGAGCTCGGAAAGGCACCAAAGCAGAAGGCCGGCGGGGACTAGAGCGGATAGCGGTGCATCGCCTCTGAGGGCCACAAAGGTGGCGGCCATGAGGGCGAAGGCACTGACGATTTTCAATAGTTTAGGCATGGCTTGAGCCTAGCAAAAATGAAGCGCCTGGCACTCGCTTAACGGTCCCGCAAAATTCAGGGTGCTCAAATCCACCGTGGCCGGCGCTAGGGGCAAGCGTACCTCGGCGTGACGATGCCCCCGCATGGCCTTTACGCTTCGGTCCCTTGTGGGCAACCGCTCACGGGAGCGGGCTAAGATCCAAAAACGCGGCGTCACAATGGATGTCGGCCAATCGGAATTCCCGACTGGTGCGTTTTGGTCACGGGGTACGATCTCGCTCCGCCCCGGTGAGATGGTTAACGCCACGCTCGAGCGGTGTATTGCAATGCTCGCGGGCAACCAGGCGGCGCTCGACCTCGAAGTAATCGACCTCGCCACGCAAGAAGAGATGCCATTGCATCCGGTGGCGATGCTCTGGAATCGCAAGCCGAATAATTTTCTAAGCGCGCGGATGACCCGTGAGCTATTCCTACGGCGCATGCAGCGTTACGGCCAATGCTTCGCCGTGGTCGATCGTGGCGCAAATGCTGACGGTATCCCGAAGCAAATCATGCCCATTTTCGACAGCGTCCGGGTAGTGGTTGACAACGTCACAGATCCGTTGGCGCCGGTTATTCAGGGCTTCCAGGTTGGAACGCGGCGGATTGCTTTGCTCCCGCAGGAGGTGCTTTGGCTGCGCTTCCCGAATGGGGAAACCATGTGGGACTATGCCGCCCCTGCTGCGATCGCATCCTACCCGGTCAAGGTTGACGCCTATGCCCGCGAATGGCAGTTGGGCGAACTCCGCAATGGTGGCCGGCCAAGTGGAATCCTGAAGCTCGGCGATGTGCCAGAGGATACAAAGCGCGGGATCATGGCTCAGTTCAAATCCACCGTCATGGGCGCGAGCAATGCGGCCAAAGTAGTCACGCTGAGCGGCGATATGGCGACCGGGGCGGGGTTTGAGCGCATATCACTCACCCCCGAAGAGATGTCCTACGTTGAATCTCGCGGCATCAACGCCCGCGAAGTGGCTTTGGCAATGGGCGTCCCTGGGGATCTGCTTTTCGGCCAATCGACATTTGACAACCAACGCTCCGCCAAGGTGGCGCTCTGGACCGAGACGATAGTGCCGCAACTGGACGTTATCGCCTCAGAGATCGACAGGCAGCTAATCGACGACCCTACCCATACGTGCCGGTTCGATGTTGACGGCGTAGATGCTCTCCGTGAGCAGCTAACGGACCAATACAACCGGGTTCAAAAGGTCACGATCTCGGACATCACAACGATCGACGAATCGCGAGAGGCCATCGGGCTCGAACCGCTCCCTAACGGGCTCGGCAAACTGACGCTTACCCCGTATCGCGCAATGTTCGGGGTCACCCCTGCAGTCCCAGGCGGGACCACTAACCCGCCGATGAAGCCCGATCCCTCGATGATGGATGAGCCCGACCCGGACACCGAAGAGGGCGCCGAACCGCTTGATATCCAAGAGGACGAGGGCGAAAGGGCCTCAAACTTCGCAATTCGCGAAGGTGCGAAGACTATCCGGGTTCATACGGACATCGTCCAAAGGCACCATAGGCTCGCGGCAGCCCGTATGCAAGGGTTTTTCGGGCGCCAAGGGACCGCGGTACGTGACCATTACGAAGAGTCGGGGAGCCTTGGCGATGCCCTCGAGGCGTCCCACTGGGCCGAACAGATCCGAAAACTGACCATAACTACGCTCGAGGCCGCGTCCGCCGACGCCGAAAACTCGATTAACCAGCAGATCGGGGCGGCTCAAAAGGGCCGCGTCCGCACTCACCCGCAGTCTGAATCCATCATTGCGGCGTATATACGCAAGCGGGCCCAGTTCACGGCCGAGAGCATGGACAGCACGACCCGCGAAGAGGTGACGGCGCTAGTTCATAGGATGATCGAAGACGGCGCCGATGCCGCGGCTATCACCTCGGCAATTGGCGACTACTTCGGCCCAGATGGGCGCGGTGGCCAGCGTGCCGAGATGTTTGCGGTAACCGAAACCTATCCTATGGTCAATCTCGCGGCCCGTAATGCCGTCTCAATGAGCGATGCGGCTGAGGCTAGGCGGTGGATTACCGCTCAGGACGATCGCGTTGACGACGACTGCCAGCCCCTCGAGGGCCAAACCACCGGAGTCGACGAGCCATATCCGAGCGGAGAAGAGCCCGGGGATGTGCATTTCGGCTGCCGTTGCGCCGAAGAGTTCGTGCTACGCGACCTCCAGCCATCCGATTTGGAGAGCAACGCGAAGCGCGCCATTCATCGCAAGTCTATAGAACTAGCCTTAATGCGCCTGGCAGACAAAATGGAGCGCGTTCTAGAGCGACGCAGAGCCAAAGATAAGGCGCCGCTTGTGGATTTTGAGTTTTGGATGGGACAAACAAGAGCAGCGCTGGCCGCACCAATGGCCGATGCCGAATTGTCGCTCGGCGAACTTGGGCTAGACCTCGAAATCGTTGCTGCGGCTTGGTGTCACGGCTCGATGGATATTGACGGCGATTATTCAGTCTTAAGCCGCAATGCTGCAAAACTGTCCGCTTGGATTGTGGGCAGCGAAGATGAAGAGGACAACTAAACGCCATGAGCGAACCAACTGCTTTTTACAACGGTATCCCGATGGTTCAGATCACAACTACGGGTACCAATACCTCGGGCCAAGCGATTCGCTATAAGAGCTTTCAGCCCGTCGGCTTTTCTAGCACGCCCAATTCAGGGTTTCAGCAACGGATTTTTACCCTTGAACGGTCGGCCTTTAAGGAGGACGGCAGCTTTGAGGGGCTAGCCTCGGCGTTCAATACCGAGGACAGCTACGGCACCGAATGGCAGAAAGGCGCCTGGACTGCCGGCGGATTGCGCGGCGACCAGACCTTTGCCTTTCTCTGGATGCATGATCCTTATGAGCCGGTCGGGGTTTTCCGCGCCGAAGAGCGCGAGGATGGGCTCTGGATCATGGGTCAATACGACGAGACGCCCGCCGGCCAGATAGCCCGCACGCGCGCCCAAAGCGGGAGCGCTGCCGAGCTTTCGGTGGGCTTTATGGTCAAGGCCACCGATCCGGCCAATGCAAACAAGTTCACAGAGACTGAGCTTGTGGAAGTATCCCAGATTACGCGAAACTTCGCGGCGCAACCGGGCGCAGGGCTGACCGCCGTGCGCTCAGATAAGCCGAAAGAGGTGACCGCCAATGCTGAGCCCGATCATTCTGCTAATAGTGCTGGGGTCCGTGCTCGCATTCGCGCACTTCTAGGGCTCTTCGCCTAATGGATTGTCCCAAATGCGGCGAGAAAATGGCCGCTTTGCGTGAGCATTACGTCTGCGTTAACGAAGATGGCACAGAATCGGAGCGCTCGGAATATACGTGCAAGCCATGCCAAGTCGGCGCACATCCGCTTTTGGGTTCGCACGATTGCGATTCTCGCGATGATCGCGGCCTGTGTACGCATCGAGCGGACTATGAAGCCGCTTTGGACGTGGCTAAGCTCGAGGATTAATAAGGGCAAGCCGCGCACGCCCTGATCGTTTGCCCTTAAGCGGTGGTGTCCGCGTAAATAACGCCAAGAACACATCAAACGCTTAAGGACAAAAACAGAATGGATATTGCAGCGCTAAAGGCTGAGCGCGATTCCTTGATGGAAACGCTCGGCAATGATGAGCTCGAGGGCGACGAGTTGGATAAGGCGGTCACCCGCGCCAACGAACTCGTGGGTGAGCTCAAGGATTACGAAGCCAAGCGCGGCCGCATTGCCGATGCTCGGGCAGCCATCGCGGCAGCCCCCGCAATTGAGCCCCTTGCGGGTCAGGCTGCGGCAGACGTTGCCGACCGGATGCTGCCCCGTGGTCATATGACCTCGCGCCAGGCTGCGAAGTACATTGCACAGTCGCGCGAATTCCGCCGATTTGTGGCCAATGGTTCGCATGGTGATGCCTCGGTTGCACTCGATGAAGAGGCTACCCGGGCTTTGTTTGGTCGCGTGTTCGGCACCCGTACCCTTTTGGGCGGTGATACCGATCTGGCCGACGATTTGGTCATCCCGACCCCGCTGCCTGGTATCGCAGAAAGCCTGCGCCGCCCGCTGCGTGTGGCTGACCTCTTCGACCGTCAGACCACTACAGCCGGTTCGCTGAGCTATGTCCGCGATACCTCCACCGCACCCGAGGGCGTGCCCTCCACGGTGAGCCCCGGCGGCCAGAAGCCCGAGAGTGAATACACCTTCGAGATCGTCAACAATCCATTTGCCAAGATCGCGCACATTCTGCCCGTCGTGCAGGAAGCGGTCGAGGATGTCTCGCAGCTCGCGGGTTACCTCTCTGGCCAGATGGTTTATGGCATCGAATACAAGCTGGACAGCGAATTGCTGAACGGCGACGGCTCGAACGGTCGTATCGATGGCGTGATCGATCTCGGTACCTCGGACACCGATCCGAACAACGAGCAGATCGTGCTTTCCATCCGTCACGCCAAGACGCTGGCTCAGCAAGCAAACGTCAACGAGGCTAACCTCGCGGTCGTGCTGAATCCCGCCGATTGGGACGCGGTCGAAACTGCGGTTGCCAGCGATTCGGGTATTTTCTTGAGCGGTACCGCTGCCTTTGCCGGCGTCGGCCCCCGTATCTGGGGTATGCCCGTTGTGGTTACTAATGCGATCACCCAGGGAACCGGCATTGTCGGCGACTTCGGGAGTTCGACGCTTTGGGAGCGCCAAACGGCCACCGTTTCGGTTTCGGACAGCAACCAGAACTACTTCGAGCTCAACATTCTCACGCTTCGCGCCGAGCTGCGCGCCGCGTTGCAGGTGCCACAGCCCGCACGGTTCACGGTTGTTAGCTTCGATCCGCCAAGCGCGTAAACTACCCTTCGGGAGAGTGGCTAAAGGGGCCCGGGCAACCGGGCCCCTTTTCCATGTTTGGGGCGATGATTGAGGACGCGTCGAAGCCTGCCGCTAAGATCCGCGGCGAATATGAGAGCCCCAAAGAGGCGCGGGAAAAGCGAGGCCAACTCAAGCCGACGCGCTGGCGCTTTATCCGTGGTCATTACGCGAATATTCCCCTAACTTTGAGGGTACCGCGTGTCTGATCTGATCCTTACTCAACAGCTCGATACGGTGCACCCATCCGCGGTCGCCGATACCGTCGGCGATGCGGTGGCGCTTGCGCTCACGGATCAGATGGTGGGCCTATCGTCTATCCAACGCATAACTATTGCGGCAGATGCAATGGGCGACACAGGCGACGGACGAACACTAACGGCGCACCTAACCGCCACTTTTAGCGATGACACAACGCAGACTTTCGACATTGACAGCGATGGCGAATGGGGCGGTAGCTTCCCGCTCGATAGCAACCTAATCACGCTACTGCCGGTTCTTTTGGAAGGTGGGCCGACGGTTATATCCGTAGCGCCGAATCTCTACCTCATCACGGCATTTGCGAAAGACGGTTGCTATATAACGGATTTCGAGGTAACCGCCGAAGAGACATTGCCGGATGAGGACGCCGACGGCGTACGCGTTTATGTGCTGGCAACGCAAACAGACGGGCTGGTGCCGGGACAAACAATCGGCACGCCAACGTCCTATTGCACCATTGCACAGGTAAGGGCGCTGGGCTTTGAGGATGAGGACACCTACCCCGACCAAACAATTGTCGATGCGATTGCACGCTCAACTGATGCGATCGACCGCTACACGGCCAACTTTTTCGCACCACGTGACCTGATTGTGCGCGCTGAGCTTGGATCGCGTGGCCTAGCCCCTGTCCCGATGACCTTGCAGTCCGTGACATCGGTGGAATTTGAGGCTACACAGCAAGCCATCGCCGTCAGTTCATATCGCGTGCATAGCTCAACCACCATCGGCGATTGGAACGGCGTGCAATTTGCGATAGCTGGCTTTGATGACACGATCTCGGGCGCCGAGCGCGAGTATGGGGGCTTTGCAACGCTCTTCGCCCCTGGCCGATACGTGCTCATCTCGGGCAGCTTCGGCGAAGCGACCGTGCCGGCTCGGGTCGTGGCTCAATGCGCCATTCTGGCCAGCGAGGATCTAAGCGGCACGCTCGATGTCGACTCAGCTGGAATTCAGCAAGAGCAGACCCCCGGATGGCGCCGCATTTGGAACGCTAGCGCGGATATGTCCCGGACTACGGGGAGCGCCCGCGTCGATCGGGCCTTGCGCGAATTCCGCCGGGACGTTTTCGCCGCCGTAGGGGTCTAAATGGCCACCTGGGACGATGCGGTAGACCGCGAGACGGCTTGGTTTCAGGCCGAACCGCCCGCTACTTTCAGCTCCGCGCCCGCTTTGCACAAGTCTGCTGGCGGCCCTTTTGACCATGTGCAAGCCTATCGCCCAAAGAATATGCCCGCCCGCGGCCGTTGGCTCTATATCTACCGTGATTATAGGAGCCCTCAGCGCGAGAAAGTAACCGATATGGGCGAGCGCCGAATACATGAGCACCGGCTTTTGGCGCATATCTTGTGGAAATTTGAAGAGAAAACCCGCAAAGCCGAGGATTCGGAGCGACACCTAGAAGAGGCAATAGCCCGGGTCCTCACCCGTATCCGTGGCCCCCAGGGAGACAAAACCCACGCCGGAGCCACCGAGGGGGCCGAGGGCTTTAACGACGTGGCCGACGTGAACGACGAACCTACGGTCGAATTTCTGGACGATCCGCTCGATGCTATCCGCACGAGCCAATCCGTGCAGGTGCTTATCACCTATGCGGCCAACGATTCATTTTTCGGATAGGGCAAGCAGGAGGGCGCCGCATCGTGGCAGGCATGACCGACGAACCGGCTAAGCGTACCGCGCATCTGCGCAACGATAACGGCAGCCCCTATAAGTGGCCATCCCTGGGAATCGAAAACCACGCCCCTGGCGAAGTGCTCCCCATTGAGCTCAATGTTACAGACGCGGTCCCCTTCGGGTTTATCGAGGTCGAGCCGCCCAAGGATGATGCCGCAAAGCCGGAAAAGAGAAAGGACACGCCAGCAAAGGCGCCCGCGGACACCGAAGAGGACAAAGCTGAATGACCACGCCCGCCCTTTTGATTCCGCGCCTGTCCTTTATTGGCCTGGGGAAAGAGACGACGATGGGGACGTTTCATTCCGCCACGGTCTATATCCCTGGTGAGCGTTATGCGCCTGATGAGCAGACCGCTTATGACGATGACGCCTCGATGCAGGGCAATAGCACCCGGCTCCAGGGCGTGGTTCAGGGCATCAAAGATTCCGCTTTCGGCTTTGATTGCAAACTGTATTGGGAATTGCTCGGTCACTTTTTCGTGGCGTTGGGCTATGCCGATACCATCGCGACGGGTCGCACTGTTACCGATGGCGCCGACACCTCGAGCACCACAATCACGAGCGCGTCCGCTGCCTTTACGGCGGCCGATGTGGGCGAGACGATCACGGGGACCGATATTCCCGCAAGCACGACCATCGCATCCGTCACGAACGCCACTACGGCCGTTCTTAGCCAAGCAGCGACCGGCACGGGGTCCTCGAGGACTTGGGTGCTCGGCACTTCCGGCACAACTCGCCACCTTTTCAAGCAAGCGAGCGCCGGCACACAGCCGCCGACATATTCGATCACAGACTTTAACCAACTGACCTCGAGCACAGGCACACGCGGATACCCCGGAATGATGCTCGACCAAATGGATTTGACGGCTCAGTCCAAAGAATTGCTCAAGCTCTCTTTGTCCTGGAACGGATGGAGCAGTGCAAGTCAGAGCAAGCCAACGCCCACGTATCCGACGATTACGCCCGGTCATGGTTGGCAAAGCGCCTATACCATCAACTCTTCGAGCAATAAGAACATTTTGGGCGCCACATTCTCGTTTGCGAACAACGCAGACGGCGAGCACACAGCGCAAAACTCTCAAGATCCTATCGTCACCTTTGCGGGCGATAAGGGTGTTAGCGCAAAGGTCGATGTCATGGCTCAGGATGAAACCGAGCTCGGTTATTACCTGAACAATACGCAACCCGCGTTTGTAATGACGCTGACCTCTCCGAGCGGATCGCCCGCCCCTGTGCTCACCCTTACGGGAACAAAGAGCATTTGGCGAAAGGGGACCGTCGATCGTAGCGGTAAGTACATTATGGCTAGCTTTGATGTGGACTTTGCATACAACGCCACAGATAACGGCCCAATGCAAATGTTGCTCACCAATGGGGTCAGCACTAGCTACAGCGCCTAAGCGAACTGGGGGAAACGATGGCATACCCAACGGCTAAGCGAGTCGACGTGCCCGAAATCGGGCCAAACTCGTGGATGGTTCTACAGAATCCCTGGCTATTGCCGCCAGAAGAGCCCTTGCCCGCGCATCTATTGCGCGAAGACGCCGATGATGTCGAGCTGACCGCGGAGATTGAGCGCCGCGCACACGAGCGATTGGGGCTTTTGGTCAAGGATTGGTCCGGCATTTACGACATTAAAACCGGCGAAATGCTGCCGTCTCCCAAGGATGATCCCGAGGTTTTGGACCGGGCGCCCCAGATCGTTTATATCAAGGTGGCTCGTGCCATTCGGGCGATGGAAGAAAACGCCGAGTGGGACCCTACGAAGCTCCCAGAAGTGGAGCCAGCGACAGAGAGCGACGAAGAGTAGAGGACCCCGAGGGCTGGGCGTTTGAAGAGCTAGCCCGAGATGTCTACGGCGGCGAGGATTCTTTCGGGCATGGGTCTGCCTATGACGAAATGATTACGCAGTGCCAAATCGCGGCCAAGGGCGCCGGTTTGATGCCACAAGAGATGGCCGACTATATGCTGTGCCGGGAATTCGGCTGGACGTTCCAAGAACTCCAGGCGCAGCCACGCTATGTGCGCGAGGCATTCTTAGACATTATGCGAGTATTGAAAGCGCAATGATAGCGGAGCCTTTAAACGACCGCACCCTAAAGGCTCACCTTGACCACGTAAAGGCAGAGAGCAAGCGGCGATCTGAGGCCGCCATTATGTCGCTATCGCTGAAGGTGGCGAACCTCACCAAAGCGAAGCTAACAATGCGAACGCACCGCCAGGACGAGCCGACCAATGCTAGTCCCGGCGGCCCCCCCGCTCTTGTGTCTGGTCAGTTGCGTCGGGCGGTGGGAACGGAAAAGCAATCCGGCCGTCATGTCCTGGTGCGAGTTGGCGTTCGGGACAGCTCTCGCTCAGCTTATCGAGCCTCAAAGCATCCGCGCAAAACCCTGGCGCTGGGTCCTGGTGGCTCCAAAACTTCTGATAACGGCACCGTCGGTAAGGCACTCGAGCATGGGCTAAGGGGCGGCCGTAGCTATCCGTTCTTGAAACCGGCTTTCAAAGAGGGAACGAGCGGCTTTGAGGGCCTATTTAAGTACGAATTCTCTAAGGGAGATTGGCACTAAATGGGCTCGGAGATCGCAAAGCTTTATGTTGAGCTAGGCGCCAAAACAGATGAACTAGTTAAGGGCGTCGGACATGCCGAAGGCGCAATGTCGCGCTTTCATCATGTCGGCACAGTCGCCGCCAAGACGGTTGGTATCGCTCTGCTTGGTATGGGCGCCGAAGCGCTCAAGGCTGGCGACGACCTCCAGCAATCACAGGCCGCCTATCAGGCCGCCATCAAGGCGACGCACGCCTCATTATCCGCGGAAAATGCCGTGCTAGATGAAGCGACCAAAAAGTTGCAGCATTATGGCGTCACAGAAGACATCACAACGCGCCTAGTCGCGAAGCTGACGCAGGCTCACATCCCCGCATCTAAGCAAATGATGGTAATGCAGGCAGCCGCGAACCTCGCAGCGGCCAAGCACCTGGACCTTAATTCGGCAATGACGAAGGTCATTATGGCTGCGCAAGGCAACGCGCGCGTCCTCAAAGAATACGGCATCGTCCTGCCGCCCGCCGAGGCTGGCCTAAAGCAACTCAAGATTGCCAACGACCAACTGGCGGCAGCACAGGACAATTACACAAAGCAGCTCAAGGCGCACGGCAAAACCTCGGACCAAACCATCGCAGCAGCTGACAAACTCGCTAAAGCGCAGGCCAAGGTTTCAGACGTTACCAAGCAGCTCAAAGACCGTTGGCAAAACCTTGACCCCACGCTTAAGGGGCTTTCGATTTTCAACGGTCAGGCCGAGGCTAAGTCGCAAACGCTAGCTGGCGCAATGGCTGAGCTGAAAGCCACCTTTACAGATATGCTCGGCACCATCGGGCTACCGCTGGCGCAGGGCTTTAGTAAGTTCTTGCATGACAACATGGGCGCCATTAAGGGCTTCGCGAGCTTTATTACGGACCATATGGATCTCTTCGAGCACTTCGCCGTACTCTTCGGCGAACTGTTCGCGGTGAAAAAGATCACGGATTGGTCACGAATGCTCGGCGGGCTAGCTGGCGTTCCAGGCGTTGCGGGCGGCGGTGCTGGCAAGCTCGGCATTTCATCGGTCGCCAATATGTCCGTGGGCACAATGGAAGTCGGCTCGATGATCGGCGGCAAGGGTATCGGTGGCCCTGGCGGCATCATTGCCGGCGGCGGCGGAAAGGGCGCCAAGGGCGGAAGCGCCTTTGGCTTCGGTACTGTATTGCTTGGCGCTCTGGTTGGTGACCAAATTAGCCAGATGGGCGGCGGCCCCGGCATCATCGAGGCAGTTGGAAAGCTGCTTGGCGGCGGGGCGCACGGTAAGACGGGTGTACAAAACAACCTGATTGGCTTGCAGGGGCAGGCTCAGCGCTCGTTCTTTGGTTGGAATTGGGGCCAACATGGCGTGCACAATATGGCCGCCAACGACTTTTTCACACAAACAGGCGGCGGTTATGGCGCTTATCGCCAAAACACGCCCTTTGGCGCACTCAATCTGCCGGGATATCAGAGGCCAACCTACGGACCCAGCCCTGCCATTCTCGAGGCAGTGCGAAACCACGACTGGAAAGGGCTTAACCAGACGGCCACATTCCTTAATCAGATGGGCGGCGTTCACAAGAGCGACCCGGTCTATAAGGAATATATGGGGCTTTCGCAGGCCATCAAGTCGGGCCGCGTCAAGACTGAGGCAGACCTACAGGTTTGGATCGATCGCCAGGGCTATATTGGTAAGCAATTGCACCGTACTGGCGGGATTTTCGACGGCATTAGGCTGCATGCCGACAAGGCACACGCCGCCGTAATGGATATGCGCGACCATATGCTTAAGGCTCGCGACCATACCGCCGAAGCACAAAAGCACCTAGGCAAGCTGGCCGGACATGTGCAGCCGGCCCTCACGCCGGCCGCCCGACTTGCGGTTGGGTTCCAGCTGGTCAACACGGCTTTGACGGCGCTTACTAAGAAGCTCGGTATGTTAAATGCCTCAACGCCGAGTACGGTCGAGGGCCAAAAGTCGCTACCCACAACAGGCGGCGCTGCCCCGGTTTCCACTGGGGCGGGCGATCCGCGGGGCGGTCCCACTACGCGAGGCTTTTGGGCGAATGTGACCATACACGTCAATGGCGCATCGAGCCCTGAGGTAACCGCCGTCAAAGTGCGCGAGGCTTTGCTCTCCTATGGTCGCCGTACTGGTCGGCCTAACCTCTTTCCGGCGGTCTAATCGATGGGAAATCAGCTCTGCCCGGTCACTATTCGGGCGGGATTCTCAAGTAATCCACTCGCATCCGGCCAGAGTTGGACGGACCTTAGCCCACTCGTTAAGCGGCTTTCGACCTATTCGGGCCGCCAACGCGTGCTACAGGAAACCGAACCTGGCACGCTGACACTTTTGTGTCGCGGTGAAACGGGCATTCTAGACCCGACCAACACAACGAGCGCCTATTACCCGAATGTGGCAATCAATAAGCAGGTGCAAATCTGCGTACAGCCCAATATGCTTTCGGCCGCCATGACCAATTGGGTCGGCGGTTCTAGCGATTGGAACTCCGGCAATAATGTTAACTGCTCAATGGTTTTTACGGGCGGGTATTTCAACGGCATATCCGGTGCGGTGGCATTGAATGGCGACGCGACCATTACGGCCACGGCCGGGTCGGATATGAGCATTTCGACGCCGAACGGATCAGCTGGTTTCCGCGTGCTACCAGACGCCGACTATCGAATTTCGGCGGTGTGTTCGCGTGTGAGTGGCAGTCCTAGCCGCAATTCAACCCTAACAATGACTTGGTATGACAGCACGGGCGCGAGCATTTCAACGTCTGCCAATACGGCAGCCGAAGCAACAAATAGCTTTTCCGCCACAAGCCCTCCTACTGCCTATTACGCAAAGCTGACCGTTGCAATTGTATCGCCAGGCGCGGGCGAATCTCATAAAATCCAATACCCCCAAGTTTTGAACGGCAACGTAAGCTCCGACCTCGGCTATGTGCTGGCGGGCGGTCCAATCCCCTTGTTTACCGGTTGGATCGATTCTGTAAGCCCGGTATATCACGGCAATATGCGCGGCGATGTGATTATCACCGCCAGTGATGTCCTCCGCATTTGCAACGACACCTATATGCCAGCCGATTCCTACGCGGGATCAGCTCGAGCAAATCTCTTGGGTTATGTCGGCGACCCAAATGTCCAAGGCCAAAGCGGCGCGGGTTGCGTGCTGGAGCTCGGCGATACGACCACAGGTTCGGTTGCCCGTGATAGCTCTATCAACGGTTACAATGGCACCGTACAAGGATCCTATGCATGGGGCGGCGCGGCGCGTAACGCTACCTGCGCAAATACCAATTTGGTGCTATCGGGGCTCGGCGGCGGGGTTTCGATTCCCAATACGGCCGCCCCAAATGGCGGCGCAGGCGCGAACCTTCTAACGCACAATCAGGCAACGGTCGCATTCTCGGCCACAGGGTTTGTGAACGATACAAACGTAACCGTTAGCAAACAGAATGACCCGACCTTTAGCTCAGCATCGCTACGAATGCGTTCGAGCGCATCGGGCAACATGGTGGCAACCACTACCGCCGGTACGGGGGGATTTGCGGTTAGTCCGAGCACCCAATATACGGCGGGGCTCAATTATGAAACGGGCGTGTCCGCACGATCTTGCAATGCTGGGATTCGCTGGTATACGGCGGCAGGCGCTACTATTTCGACCTCTACCGGGTCCGACATCACGGATTCGACCTCCGCGCTAACCCCCGCCACCGTGACCGCAACGTCGCCCAGTAACGCGGCCTTTGCCGCGGTGGTGGCGACCGTCAAAAGTACGGGAGCCGCAAACGAGGATCATTACGCCGCCTCTTGGTATTGTCGCCCCGGGCCGCTCACAACCTGGGACACGCCCGCAAAATGTGGCGAATGGTCCGTTGGCATCTCGTTTAAAACGAGCACAGCAACGCAGACCCTATACGCTCAGGGACCGACGGGAGCCGTTGAAATTTCAATGACCATTACGGCCGGTGGGAAACTGCAAGCCGCAATCGGTGGCGCCGCTGGTTCCCAAACATTGGGGCCATCAACCAATAGCGTCAACGATGGCGCCTGGCATCTTGCCACGCTTGAATATGACGGCACCATTCTTACCCTATCGCTCGTTGACAAGGGTGAATCATTCACGGCAACCACGGACATCAAACTAACAACCCCGTCGAGTAAGCAGGTTTTCGGAGCTACAGCAGGCGATGTGGTGCCAACCTTTATCGGCTCTATGGGCCCTTTGATTACCACACAAAGCGCCGACATCAACCTTTCGGGGAATCTCGGATACTGGCAGACCTATTTCTCATCACCACCAGGCCCGACGGCCGTAACTGCGGAGCAAACCATTGCTGTTTCAATGCAGGATATCGGAACGGCGATCAGCTATGAGGCCGTAGACAGCGGCCAATCGGTCGCCGCATTACCTACTGCGCCGCTCAACGGCTCCACGGTTTTGGCCTATCTAAACTCTTTGGCTGAGACTGAATCGGGTTTTCTAGTGCCCCTTAATGGTGGTTGGCTCACCCTCTGGGACCGTTACCATTGGATAAATTCAACCGCTCAGGCTGGGCCACAAATCGGTTCCGCCAACCCAACTGCAATCGGGGATAATACTCTCGGGAAAAAGGAAATCGGCATACTGGGCGACCCCGAGGTGGGTTATGACACGGTCGATTTCTACAATTCTGCTTCCGTGACACGCGTTGGGGGAACCACTGCCGAGGTTGCTTTTGCAACAGGCACAAGCCGGACACAATATGGAGTCCAAAAAACCTTTACAGAATCGGGTTTGCTTATTACGACTGATGCCGAAGCTCTAGCGCGTGCTCAGTACAACGTCCGTCAATTCGGTTCCCCCCAATTGCGCTGGCGTTCTGTGACCGTCAATCCGGTCACGCACCCAAACGCCGCCGTTCTGATAGCCGCCGGCAATAGTGCTTCGACGCGCGGGGTAGGTGATTCACTTGGCTATTCGTCCTTAACGCAAGGCTGGGGTTTGGGGGAATTCGTAACCATTGTCAAGCGGCCCTATACCTCCGGCTCCGGGTTTTCTACGTGGACTACCTCACAGCTCGCCGTTTGTGAGGGCATTGAGCATTCGATAGACCTTGAAAACCGCACTTGGAAAACCAATCTCAGGCTATCGCCCACGGATGATATTGCCTATTGGTTGCTTGGCACCTCGGCGCTCGACACTCAGACCGTCCTAGCTTACTAGGGGCAAGCGTCCGGGTTTAGCACCTTGGGCCATATGCCGCATATTCGGTCGCTCGAAGAGCAATATCGCCGAGAGGCGCCGGGGCTGGCCTTGCGAGGCATCCTGATTTCCGAAGATCGGATGGCCGAACTCCCCGTAGCCGCTTTCTGGCCTTCGCATATCCCTAGGTTTCGCGTGCCTGAGGCTATGGCCATTCATGCCCATAACGGCAAAGAGATGACCGTCGAAGCGTTCGTAAACGATGGGCGATGGTTGGTCAAATGCCCGATGGATGGCTGCGGCGGGGCTCAGCTCGCAAGCCGTAAGGACCCGCGCTTTTATTGCAATGAATGCCTCAATGCCGGTGCGCTTGGGTATTGGCTCCGGGTGACGTGGCCTGATGATGCCGACGAAATCGAAGAGGTTTTGCGCCATCGCCCATTGACGACGCAGCAAAATTGGCGCCCAGGCGAAACGGTGGCCGATCTTCGCGCAGAGAATGACGAGCATGGGGTAACCCACTAATGGCTTGGACCGATCCGAGCGGGCACGTCTATGCAACAGGCGAGATCGTTACAGCAGCAACCCTTAACACCTATGTGCAGGCGAACTTAGTTGTGCTGGGTGCATCGATCGCGGCCCAGGTGGTTACCTCCGAAACTACAACGTCAACGAGCTATACAGACCTTGCGACATCCGGCCCCGCTGTAACTATCGCTACCTCTACCGCCGCTTGGGTATCGGTTGGCGCTCAGCTTGCTAACAACACCGTTGGTTCGCGATCTGAAATAACCGCAGCTGTGTCTGGGGCGACAACGATTGCCGCGGGCGTTGCAATGGCGGCTATCGCTCAGGTATCAACCGCAAATGCCGTAAATGGTTTCAATCGAGGCACCCTCGTGGCGCTCACTGCCGGCAGTAACGTGTTCACTTGCAAATACCGCATCGTTACCGCATCAACAGGCACGTTCGCAAGCCGAAATATTTTTGTCTGCAATCTAGTACAGGCTTAACCTCAAATGAAGGGCGACGGTTTGCCGCTAAACCTTGAGGGGTTACACTCACGTGTCACGGATCTAGAGGCGGGGCTCGCCGACAATACATTGGCCCTGCGCGATCTGAGAAAAGAGACAAAAGCCTTAACTGCGCGGATCGATACTATCGACCTAAACGGACAGGGTCCGATGCTCAAGCACTTTCTAAAAGAAATTGCGCCCAAGCTCGAAAGCATCCTACCGGAGCTTCTAGATCAAGCACATTCGCGTCAAGACGTGACGGCCTTTTGGCGCGTTCTGCGCCGTTGGTCGGGCTGGGATAAGGGTTTGCGCGTGGTGCTTTATCTGGCGGTTGCGGCAGCCGTTACGGCCGTGGTTGTCAATCTGTTACACGGCCAGTCGGCGGGGCCAATTACACCATGAGAGCGTTATGGGTTCGGGCCATAGCCCTTTTGGATCGGCCGAGCAAATGGCTGCTTTATCTGAGCATCGCGGGGCTCGTGATAGCCCTGGCGGTAACCCATGAGGTCGCGGACAAACGGTTTGACGCATTATTGCTGCAAACCCAAAACCAACACGGTCAAGCCATCGCCGGAAACCGCGAAACCATTGACGACCTCATCACTCGCGACAATGCACTAGACGACGAGCTTTCGCGACTTCGCCAAGAAATCAAACATCTGGCGCTTACCCCTGGGCCCGCTGGGCCACCGGGGCCGCCCGGACCAAGAGGCGCGCAGGGGCCGCCAGGGCCGCGCGGGCCTGGCGTGAACTGTACGCATAAGCCTTTTTGCTAGGGCAGCACTTAGCACGGCCCAGGCTCGTTTTATGGGCCTACCGAAGCCTTTGGCGCTCAACCCGGCTTTTCTATCCAAGGTTGACCAAGCTGAAGCGGAGGGCGTCGAAGTGGCCGGCCATGTTTCGGGTTTTTACCGCAGATTGCTCGAGGATCAAATTCCAACCCGGCTTTGTGAAGCCTGGGCCTCTGATTACCTCGATGGGCTCATGGGGCGGCCCGTAGTGATGGCTGACGACGATGAGGAGGGCGAAGAGAATGACGACGACAATTCCCACGCCTGAGCAATGGGCCTCGGAAGTTGACGGGCGCAAGCGCTGCGCAGTTTGTCGACTCCCCGAGGATGTATTAGCACAGGTTGACAAATCGCTCGACGATGGCATGGCCGCCGACATGGTTGCGCGATGGGTGCGCAACTTCTACCCGCAACTAGGTTTCCAGGGGCAGACCTTGCGACGCCACAGACGGGAACATGCTTCCGCCTAGCCCTGAAGAGTTCGCGCGGATGGAAGCCCGCGCCCAAGCCGACGCGAAACTAGAGCGACTAATTCGGCGCGATAAGTCCCGGCGCATTCTCCTAATCGATATTGAAACGCGGCCCAATCTCGCGCATGTTTGGGACCTTTTCAACCAGAACGTCGGCCTTGAGCAGCTGATCGAATCGAAAGAAATGATCTGCTATGCGGCCCAATGGGCCGGTAGCCCCAAAATGGTATTCGCGTCAACCTTTCACGACGGCGCGGACGCGATGGTCGGCTCAGTGCACGCATTGCTAAACGAAGCTGACGCCGTGGTGCACTACAACGGAATTCGCTTCGATGTGCCGCACATCAACCGCGAGATTTTGCTTCGCGACCTTTTCCCGCCCTCGCCATATAAACAAATCGACCTCTACAAAGTAACCCGGCGACGGTTCAAGTTCGCATCGAACAAACTGGCACATCTCGCCGAAGAGCTCAAGATAGGCCAGAAAATCAAACACGAAGGGCACTCACTCTGGGTCGCGTGTATGGCCGGCGACGCGAAAGCCTGGGAGAGGATGCGGCGCTATTGCAAGCAGGATGTCAGGCTAACCAATCGGCTTTATCTGCGCCTCTTGCCTTGGATTACATCTCATGCACTCGGGCCGGCCCTCTTGGGGCCAGCCTGCCCAGCTTGTGGGAGTCCGAATCTCAGAGCGGACGGGGTTTGGGCCGCTGCCTCGCGCACCTATCCGCAGTTTCAGTGCACAGATTGCGGCCATTGGTCGCGAAGCGTAGCCTCGAGCGCATCGGCTCAGATTGTGAGTATCACCGCATGAGCCTCGACGAGTACCCCTCGCAAGAACGTAAGCGCCGGATGGAATATTTATTGGCGCGCCATCGCTCGGCAGAACGCTTGCGTCGTGCTCTCGATGCGTTGGCAGCCGCCGAAGGGAAACCCCCGCCCCTTCATGATTGGCCCGACGGTTGGTATCTAGATAAGGGCAAGGACCCCGCCCCGAGAGGCTAAAGTCGCTCCGGCGTCCTATTCCCTCTAGCCGATGCTTCCCCCCTCTCTGTTTTGGGTTTAGGCGTCGGGGCATCCCATTTAGGAGGATGCTGGCAAATGCTCGATAAGCTATCTAATCTGCGCGAAGCGGCCCACGCGCTAGTTGCTGTGCTCGGCGTTCTGGCAACGAGCGGCGGCGTTATCGTCTCGCTCCTGGCCTCGCTTGGCGTCACTGGTCTAGATGTGCAAGTAGGCCAGTTTACGGCCGTTTGTGGCGCTCTTACCGTGCTGCTTTCCAAGCTGATCGATAGCGCAAACGATGCCTATGTGTCGGGCGCAGTGGCGAAAGCCAGCCCCCCGCCAGATGAGCCGCCCCAGGGATAATGCTTCCACTCCCCTCTGTCCCAATTGCGCCGCAGACACAGGCCGGCGGACAATTCCCCGAAACAGACTGCTTGCCCGAGCTGGCCGCTAGTCTCTCGGCTTACTATGCAGCCCGCAAAATCCCCGGGGTGGCGGCCCGGACTGTTCGAGAATGCGAACAATGGTTGGCCGCCAATCACGATCCCGTCAACGATGGGACCCGACTCGACACGGGCGCGCGGTGCTTGCGGGAATATTGCGGCATCCCCTGTAATCCGCCGGCACAGCAGCCGATCGACATGGCGGCAGGGCGCAACCACTACGCCATCGATCTAGTCAGGGCGCTCCTGAGTGGCATTCCGACCGCCACGGGCTCGACGGGCCATTACGTCCTAGGGCTCGGTCAGGGCCATTTCGGAAACCCCGCGGATGGATCGGACGACACTTATTCAGCCTACCTAGGGACCGCCTACCAAATCGAGGGCGGTTGGTGCATTGAGATTCTATTGCCAGCGCGCGTTGCGGCCCCAGCCCCGGCGCCCACAATCCCGGGAGTGAGAGACATGGAACTGCTAAACCATCGAGGTCATATCTATTGCGAGTTCGCCGGCAAGGTCGAACCAGTCCCGCCGGACGTTTACGCCACGCTCAAGACTAAGGTGCGCGAAACTCCGCTCACGGACGCCGAGGCGGAATTCTTGGCCAAAGTCTCAGGCGTCCCTTTCAAATAGAGGCATGATCTATGGCCGCCGACTTCCCGCTCTGCAACGATTGCGGCGGACGTTGGCACTATTTAGACAAACCCTGTCCGGCCAAAAAGGATCGGATATTGCCGCCCCCAACGCCTCAACAGATATTCGAGGCTGACAAGCAAGAGGCGGACGCAATTAGGCGCTATGCCAAGCGGAAGCCCTAAAAGGGTATTTCGTCCTCTGGTTCAAACCCAGGCGCCATAACAACCGCCGGCCGCGCGTGGTTGACATAATTGGGTTTGCCGTCGGGCCTGGTGCCCTGTGCGCCGTCGCAGGTGGTTTTAGCCGGCCAAAATACGGCCGGATACCCCTTCGCGCTCTTAATGCCCTTCGCCGCGCATTGCTGGCATGGCACCTTTTCGCCCTTGGGCTTCGCGGCAGGGGCGGGCTGGGGCGCTTGGCCGCCATCATCCGGGAATGATTCGCGAATAAACGCCTCGGCGCGTTTGGCTGGCGCGCTCTTGGGGGCTGCTTGTGGCTTCCCGCGGGGCGGACTGGCGGCGTTCGCGTCGTCATCCTCTTCGGCCACTAGGCCGAGCACAGCGGCCAGAGCATAGCGGCGCGCATAGGTGATGGCCGAGCCCAGCTTTTGCGGATCAGCCAGATCGGGTAGGGGAAATTCGCCAAAGGCGACAGATGATCCCGATTTGTGCTCGAGGCTATATGCCAGAACAGGACGCCTCGGCTCGGTCGAACTAATAGTCGGCCGTGTGATCCACACGAAATTATGCTTAGAAAGCAAAGGCGCTACCACGTCTGCCATTCCCGTCAGGGAGACATAACGGCTCGAGAAATGCGGATTAGTGCTATCTTTCGCCAGTTTCGGGAGCGCTCCGTAGAGGGCGAAGACATCCTCCGCGAGGTTTACTACGGCTTCAGCTGGGAGCCCTTGCGAAAAGCTCACGCCATCGCCCCGCGCTTGATTTTGGCCCGTGCCTCTAACACAGCCTCTTTGGCCTGCGTCGCCGAAGCAAAAGCCCCGAGCACGTTCCAATGATTGCGGAAAAGAATCCGAGCGCGCCAAGTATTACCGCGAATGCGAATAACTAGTCCGTCGTCGCCCATATGGTAATGGTCGCCGCCGCTGGCCGCACATCGGCACGGCTTGCCTTCAAATGGACTCTTTGCCATGAGTTCGCCCCCATAAATTGTCCGTCGCATTTTAGCCAAAACAAACTTGGTCCGGTTGATGCTTTCGTGAAAGTCTGCCAGGGATTGTGCGAAGTCGGGCTCATTTAGCATTTCGACAACTGTGCAACACGTTATCCGCAAGGAAACCTCCGCTGTTGCCCTTGAGCACGTATTGCGCCTGCTCCCTAATCTCCTCCAACTCCCCCGGCATCAGCATCCCGTCAGTCATGGCTCGACCTCGGGGGCGTGGGTAGCGAACACATCGTCGGCATAGTCCCGCTTCATCTCCTCAGCGTGCCACTCCTTGACTGCCACCAGGGCTTCATCGAGGGAGTCAAAGTCGTGGTTGCGGTTTGGCCCCAAGACGTAGGAGTAGATCGAGCAACTCACTTTTGCGCATCCTTCCC